AAAGCGGCGCGTCCGGCAGCTGGGTCCAGTCGCACACGGCAAGCTTGGCGTCGCGCTGGGCGCGCACAATGTCCGCCTGCCGCCCCACGATCTCCGGCGGCTGCACCGCGCTGTAGGTCTCCCCGTCCAAACAATCAGCAGCGCTCTCAACCGCGCGCCAGCCCAGGCCATCATTGCGAATCGCGTATCCCATTTATTCCTCCCAGCCCGCGCAAGCCACGAAGCAGGTTGAACTGTTGGCAGCGTAGTAGATGGACCCCGATTCCAGCACCATGTCTCCGCTCGTCCGCAGGGCATTTGCCCCGCCAAGGTTGAGGGCCATGGGTACAGGGTTGGTTGTCGACGTCAGGCCGCCATACGCGGCGTTCGGGGCGCATATTGCGGTGGCTGCATATATGCCGAGCACCAGGCTGATTATCTTTGCCGAGGGCGGGACAAACCCGGCGACAGCGGCAGCCACAAACGTCGGGGTGTCAACATTGCCTTGCAAACCGCTGACAACGATCGGCAAGTGAGGCACGTTGCCCGCCGCGTTGACCGTGTAGGCCACACGATGCCCGATCTGCGTGAAGCCCAGCGGGTGCTTGTTCGCCGTGGCGTCCGTCCGAATCCAGCCGATGCGGGCCTTGTACGTGTAGCCTGCGGGCAGCGTGGGGGTCGTGTCGCTCAACGACAACAGGGCCGCCGTGGTCCCGTCATCTTTGGCGATGATCCACAGCGCGTACCAGGCGCTTATGGCTATGGCCCCGGTATCCAGGCCGCCAGCGCCGGTGGCGGCTGTGCTGGCCGTCACGTTGACGGCGGACAGGAGTTTCGCCCGCCCAGCGGCATCCTTGACCACCAGCTCATCCGCCGTAATGGCCACGCTCGCGCTGGCCCCGGTGGCGCTGGCCTTGAGGTTCCGGGCTTCGCCCACAATCGAGGCCGCTGCTGTCGGGGCAGGATTTCCGAGCACCCACTTGTCCAGCGTGGCGTCATAGGTCAGTGCCAGCCAATGCCCGGCCCCGGAAATGGCCCCTGCGGCCAGAGCCGTGCCCGCCGGGCCGACGATGCCCTTGGCCCCGGTGGCAGTGGCTCCCAGGGTGAGGGCAAAAGTCGGCGTGATGGTCGCGTTGGCTGCGGCCGCGCGCACCAGCATGCTCATGCCGTGGATTAAGGCCGTCTGCGCGGACGGCACCGTGGCGGTCAAAGCGTCCGCCGTGCCTGCGGCCACGGCAACGCGGCCAGTGCCGCTCAACGCTGCCGCCGCCACGTCCGCCGGAGTCATGGCCGTGGCCGTGTTGGTGCCCGCAATGGCCTGGGCCAGGGCGGCCAGTTTGAGGATGCCCGCCACGGTCTCGCTGGCAGGCTGCACCTCCACGGCCTGGGCGGCGATGAGCTCGGCTATGGCCTGATACAGCTGGGTGTCATCCGTGGCGCTGGGAGTGAGCCCGGCGGCGGTGATGACCGTCAGCAGTTCCCCCTGGATCATGTTGAAGAAGTCCTGGCCGGGCACGGTGGCCGGAAGGCCCGCCACGGCGTCGCCGTTGGTGAAATAGCCGGGCGTGCCGGTCTCGCTGTAAGGCGGCTTATTGGCGACGGCGGTTGCGGTTTTAACGCGCTGCATGTGTCCTCCTAGTGGTTGCCGTAGGCGAAAATGACGTAAGTATGGGCGGGCTTGAGCCGCTTGATGATGCACTCCAGCAGCTCATTGCCCCAACTGGCCAGGGGGTCGGCGCAGCCGCTGGAGCACGTGAACTCGCGGACAGTGACTTCCGGGCCGCGCACGGTCCAGGCGAAGCGCCAGGGCTCGTCATAGATGGCCTGGTCGCACGGGCTCTCGCAGGTGTAGACCGCGTGCTCTTCAATGCTGATGTCGTAGCCCAGGGCCTTGGCCACGCCGATGTAGTAGGCCCGGCTTTGCCCGCCGCGCTGGCGAATCTTGGACAGGGCGGCCGCTATGCGCTCGGCTTGGGTTTGGGCGTAGCCGCCCGCGCAGGTGTCCGGCAGGCCCAGCACGCGCTCCCAATCCGCCAGCCACAGGCCGTCTGCGCCCGCCGGGTTTATGGCCTCGGCCACGATAAGAGCCGAGGCGTGCGCGGCGTCCAGGGCCTTGCCCTCGGCCACGAGCGTGGCGGCCAGCACCGGGTCCGTGGCCTCGTAGGGCTTGGGCAAGAGCAGGGTCAGCAGTTCGGCGTGTCCGCTCATGGCAGCAGCCCCACGGTGACGTTGCCCAGGCGCGCCCATTCGATGGAGCCCACGGTGACGTTTCCGGCCGGTGTGCTCACCACGCGGTCCACCACGCCCAGCACCCCGGAAATGGCCGTCTCGATGCGCGAGAGGTACACGGGGTCGCCCGGCTCCAGGGTTGCGAAATACGCCCCCAGGGCCGTGGTGATGGCGGCTTCGGCCTGGGCCAGGGTGAGGCCATAGAGCCGCGCCAGCGCGGCCACGTCCACCTCCACAAGGCTGGGGGCCAACACCAAAAAGTCATTGGCCCCGGTGGGGCGCACGGTGTCCAGGTAGGCGCGCACCGCCTCCAGGATGGCGGCCGAGGGCGGTCCGCCTGCGGAGGTCACGCACACGTCCACCGTGCCCAGGCCCCGGCGCAGGGGGAACACGTAAGCGGCGGTCACGCCGTCCACGTTCAGCGCCCAACGCCGCCAATCCGCCGCGTTTCCTCCAGCGGGCGGATTGCGCAGCACGTCCAGCACGCGGGCCAGCAGCTCGGCATTGGTCTCCGCTTCCGTGCCGCCGATGGTGGCAGTGGTGAGGCTGGCCGCGCCCTGCACGCCGCTGGGCGCGCTGGTAAGGGTGAGCGCCGCGCCCGCGTCCAGATTGTACGCGCTGCCCGCCGCGCCGCCCTGCACCGGCACAAGGGCCGTGCCGCCCGCGCCGATTATGACCTCGGTCGTGGTGAGGAGCACCAGCCCGGCAACCGTCTTGGCCTCGGTGCCCAGCGGCACCACCGCGCCCGGCGTACCGTGCAGCGTGGCCACGCCCTGGGCGAAGGTCGCCCGCTTGCGGGTGAGGCCGTGCAGGGTCGCGTGCTGCTCCAAGTATTCCGTGTCTGCCGTGTCCGCGAAAATCTGCCGGGCAATCCAGGTCTGGTGCGCGTACAGCCCTTCAACGGCTGCGGCCACGGCTCCGGCGCGTACGCCGAAATCCGAGTCCGCGCCGGTGGCCGCGTCGGGCAGCTGGTTGGACACGTCGCGCAGGATGCCCGCCTTGATGTCCACGTATTCCGGGGTGGTGAAGCCCATTAGATAACCCTCACTTCATGCCCAAACAGGTGCTCGCGGCCGCCCGCATCCGTGACCTGGACGAGCAGGCGCAGCCAGCCGTCGTGCTTGCGCTCGGTGCTCACGTTGATGGCCGTGGCGCGGCCGTCGTCCAGCAGCGGCTGAAGGGCTTGCTCGCAATACGCCTTGGCCAGCACGGCCACGCGCTCCACGTCCTTCTCACGGGCCAGCTCGTGCAGGCGTGAACCAAGCGTGGCGTCCGCCCAATAGGTGCCCAGCGGCGTCATGAGCCGCAGGTACACGGCATTGGCCAGGCCGCGCGCCGGGTCCGGGGTCAGGGTGCCGTCGGCCAGCACGTAGCCGCCGGTTGTGGGGTCGAGGTATGCGTCCGCCATGCCGCCACCTTAGTGGCGGGGTGGGGAGAGGACAGGCTGAAGGGGTTCAGTGGGTGGGAGGGTTGCTCAATCAATCCTGCGATGGTATCAGATGTCAAATATTTTTTTGAGGGGTGGCAGGAATGGAGGATAATGTTTTCAAAGCGGAATGTCCGAGCTGCCGTGGTACTCGTGACTGCACTTCGCTATATATAAAGAAGCAATCTTGGGATGCTGCTGAAATTGAGGGATGGTCAAGCTATGAAGTGTTGCAATGTTGTGGATGCCGTAGAGTCTTCTTTCTTCACTCTTATGCACATTCTGAAGATACAAATGAAGACGGAAATGAAATTATTCATAGAACGTATTACCCCAAGATTAAAAAACGGATTCAAGAGCAAAGGTACGATTCTTACTATATGTTCTTTCCAAATTCAAAAATAGAAGGCTTGAGCAAAGAGATATACAGCGCAATAAACAATGATATGCCATGCCTTGCAGCAATGGGCATACGAGCGCTTATTGAGGTACTTGCAGCCACCTTAACAAATGTTGAAGATGACAGATTTGATGCTCATATGAGTAGATTAATCAATGATGGCTGGGTAGGTGCAAAGCAAAAAGAGACTCTTGATGCGGCATTAGAGCTTGGGCATGGAGCTATTCACCGGGGGCATGTACCTGCGATTGAAGATGTGCAGGTTGCCCTGGACATCGTTGAGAATATAATTGATCTCGCGATAAAAAATAAGGAGAAAGCCAAGGCGCTTAAACAGTCCATTCCTCCTCGGAATAAGAAAAATACAAAATCTAAATAAAACATTTACTCACCTCGGCTCCCCCGTCGTGCCACCGCTATCCCCAGGGTGGGTGTGGTGCTCCAGGCTCACGCCGCCCGCCACGTGGTCCGCGTCGGAAGTGATAGCGCCCGTGGTGTGCAGGCTGCCCGTCATGGTGGCCGCCGCATCACCGCCGCCCGTGCCCTGCATGGTGAGCGAGGGCGTCTCGAAAATGACCTGCTCGCTGGCCTTGATGTGCAGCGTTTTCGTCTCCACCTCTATGCGCTCTTTCTTGAGATGCACCTTGTCGCCCCACATGCTGTAGAGGCACGCCTCGCCGCTGGCCACGTCCATGCGGTAGGCCCCGTTTTCCGTGGCGATGATGACGCTGTGCGCAGTGCTGCCGCCCAGGGGCAGCACGATGATCTGCGTGCCGGGCGGCGGGCCGGAGGTAAACCCAAAGTGCTGGAACAGCTCGGCCGCCTGCATGGTTTCGCCCGCCAGGGCCTCGGCCTGGACCAACTGCACGGCCGCGCCCTTGCCCAGGGCGGAAAGCTTGGCGCGGTAGGCCAGGCGCATGCCTGCCAGCCGCCGCTCCACGTGGCGCATCACGGTACTAATCATAGGTCCACTATCTCCCCGGCACCGGCCTTGGCCTTGTACTTGTGCCGCTTGTGGTGGCCCACGTCCGGC